ATACAGGTAAAATTAACGGAGAGTACGTGAGTAAAGATATATCTGGTAAACAGTGGACGGAGAAGGTTAGTAATATACAACCATCTTCTGCTGCTTGGACTGTGCATGGTAAATCCATTCATATACCTATTTGGCGTGGACATGTTTCGATTCCAACTCAAAATGGTAATTGTGGATCAATCTTACTATCTGATACCCCTGCGGGTCCCATTATTTTGGGGACCCACATTATGGGCAAAGATAGTGCTGTTGGTATTATGCGTATTAACCACGACTATGTGATCGGTTGTTGTGATAAATTGGAACCCAATTTTATCTCAAGAGGATCATTACCTATTTCTGCTCCTTCGTGCACTCGCACTATTGGTGATCTTAATGTACAGAGTGTTGTGCATAAAGCTAACCATGGTTCTGGTGAAATCTTAGGATCTTTTGTGGGTGAATTTCGGCAACGTGGCAAAACCAGTGTTGGACCTACATTTATTCAGAAATCTGTTCTTAAACGAACTGACTATGAATTGACTAAAACCAAACCTGATATGACCCGTAAACCATGGATCAAAGCACTTAACGATATGACTCGCCCAGTTACTATGATGAACTCTGATACTATTGATTTAGCTGTTAAAGCTTTTGAACATAAGATTAGAAAAGTTGACGTATCTAAGGTAATGGTTTACACTGATAAAGTGGCTATGAACGGAGCGGCAGGTGTAAGATATTGTGATAAATTAAATCGCAAATCTTCAGCAGGTTGTCCCTACAAGCGCAGTAAGAAACACTACATCCAAGAATTGGAGAGTGTAAGTGCTGAGGAAGCAAATATGGATCTTATGGAGCCTATCCAGGAGATTAAAGATACTATGGAAGAAATTGTATCTACATACTTGCGGGGCGAACGCTATGGCACCGTGTTCTGCGGACATCTTAAGGATGAGGCAGTATCTTTTGCTAAAGCTGAATCTGGGGCCACACGACTCTTTACTTCAAGCGCAATGGCTTGGTCTCTGGTTGTTCGCAAATACTTACTCTCAGTGATTGTACTAATGCAGAATAATCGAGAGCTATTTGAATGCGGTCCAGGAATCATACCTCAGTCTCGTGAATGGGATAAGCTATATAGACACATCACTAAACATGGTGTGTCTAAAATGGTCGCAGGTGATTACGGCAAGTTTGATAAACGTATGCCTCCTAAGATCATTTTATCAGCTTTTGCCATCATCTTTGGAATTTGTTCACGTGCTGGTTACAGTAACGATGAACTCAAAGTTGTACGCGGAATTGCGTACGATGTGGCGTATCCAATTGTTGATTTTAATGGAGAATTGATTCAGTTCTTTGGGGGTAATCCCTCTGGACATCCTTTAACTGTTATTGTCAATGGTTTAGCCAATTCAATTTACATGCGTTATTGTTATC